GTTTAGATTCGATTTTGTCACAGTATGAAAAAAATACTGACAACAACAGTTCGAAACCAAAAATTTCGAATGAAGAAAGATTAAAAAAATATTTCACAGAAAAACTTCAAAAAGGAGTTAAAAGTGCCACTCGTACTTTTAGAATATTACCAGGGAAAGATGGTAATTCTCCATTTGATGAAGCTTATTTTCATGAAAGACAAGTTAATGGAAAGTATGAAAAGATATACTGTCCAAAATTAAATTCTGGTGAAGAATGTCCTTTATGTGAAGCAAGAGAAGCTTTATTAATGGAAGGAAGTAAAAAGGCTAAAGATATGGCACGTGAATATTCTCCACGTAAATATTATGTCGTAAAAGGAATTGATAGAGATAATGAAGATCATGGAGTTAAATTCTGGAGATATAAACACAAATATACTGGAGATGGTGTTCAAGATAAATTGATGCCTATCTTTAAATTAAAAGGTGATATAACGGATGCTAGAGAAGGTAGAGATATTATTATTACAACTAATCGTAATGATAAAGGATGGAGTGTAGTTAGTTCTATTATGACTGATGATACCACTATCTTAACTACTGATAAAGAAAAGGCTACTGAATGGTTCAATAATGAAGAAACATTCAAAGATGTTTATGCAAAAAAAACAATGGAATATTTAGAAATTGTAGCTAAAAATTTAACACCGGTTTGGGATTCCGAATTATCCAAATATGTGGCCGAAGAAGAAAAAGAAGAAAAAGAAACTGCTTCTTTGGAAGAAGAAATTAATTTACTAAAAAATGATAATGGATTATCTGAGGATTTGGAAACTGATGAAGTACTTACTACTACATTGGATGAAAATTCAGATGATGACTTACCATTCTAAATAGTAAATTAACATGGCTAAAAAACCACTTAAAAAAAAATCAACCGATTTTTCAATGATTAGGAAACGTTTTTCTTCTAGTGATAAGTATAAAGAACAAAAATACTTTGATCTAGGGGAAGCTTTTCAAAAATCAACGGGGCTTCCTGGTCCAGCAATGGGTCAGATTAATATGTTATTGGGACATTCCGATACAGGTAAAACCACCGCCTTAATCCAAACCGCAATAGACGCACAAAAGAAAGGAATATTACCTATTTTTATAATTACTGAACAAAAATTTAGTTTTGAATTCGCTAAACAAATGGGATTCCAAACTGAATATATAGAAGAGGTAAATGAAGAAACAGGAGATATTGAGGCATATTGGGATGGATTTTTATTATATAAATTAGGGTTTGATTATATTGAACAATCTTTTGAGTATGTTACAGAAATTTTAGATGCACAAAAGAATGGAGAGATACCTCACGATATAGTTTTCCTTTGGGATTCAATTGGTACTATACCATGTAAAATGAGTTTTGATGGTAAAGGTGGTAATCAACATACTGCCCGTACAATATCAGAAAAATGGGGAATGGGTATGGCACAAAGGATTACATCATCTCGTAAAGAGAGTGCACCATATACTAATACGATGGTGTTCGTTAACCAACCATGGGTTGAGTTACCTGATAATCCTTTTAGTCAACCTAGAATTCAACCTAAAGGTGGACAATCAATTTATTTATCCTGCGCTTTAGTTTTCTTATTTGGTAACCAAAAAAGTGCTGGGGTATCTAAATTAAATGCTACCAATAAAGGTAGAAAAGTTAATTTTGCCGTAAGAACCAAAGTAGGTATCCATAAAAACCATATGAATGGGTTAGGTTATGCCGATTGTAGAATATTGGCTACAACACATGGGTTTATAGAAGATGATAAGAAAGCTATCGATTCTTATAAATCGGATTATAAAGAATATTGGTCCCAAGTATTTGATAGTGTAGGTGAAGAAGTAGATTTTTCAATTGAGGAAGGGGACTCAATTGAAGCGCCCGTAGAATACGCCGATCAATAATTTATTGTTTAATCTTAGAATGGATATGAAAAGTGTCAAAACTACCTAAAAGAAAAAAATATACACACACCTTACTTGTAGATGGTGATTCCCTATTAAAAACCGCCTATTATGGAGCAAAAGATCTTTATTATAAAGATACCCATATAGGTGGTATTTTTCAGTTCTTAACTATGTTAAGAAAATCTTTAAATGAGTATCGATATGATAAAGTTTTTATTTTCTGGGATGGGAGATTTAGTGGAAGATTGCGATATGATATATATAAAGATTATAAGGCTAATAGAGATAAAAATTTTTACACTCCACTTGAGCCTTCAGACCCAGAACTTTTTATCCAAAAAGAAAGGGTAAAACAATATGGAGAAGAACTCTTTATTCGCCAATTTCAAGATGACATAATAGAAGCGGATGATGCTATAGGGTATTACTGTAATAATATTAAAGAAGATGAAAAGGTGGTTATACTTTCTAATGATCGGGATATGTGCCAACTTATAAATGATAAAGTGGGTATATACCTTATCAACTTAAAAAGAATTATTACTAAAGATAATTATAAGGATGTTTTTAATCATCATCATACTAATCTTAAATTAATCAAAGTAATTGCTGGTGACGGAAGTGATAATATAAAAGGAATAAAAGGGGTTAAAGAAAAAACTCTTTTAAAATATTTTCCCGAATTATCCATCAGATCTTTGACATTGGAGGATATAATGAGTAAAATTGAAGTATTACAAAAGGAGAGAAAAAGCCGATTAAAAACATTAGACAATATAGTAAATAAAATTAGTGTGGGTATTCAAGGTAAAAAAATATATGAAATTAATGAAAAGATTATAAATCTTAACTCCCCACTATTAACAGAATCGTCTATGGAAGAGCTCAACACCCTATTTGATACTTCTATTGACCCAGAGGATAGAAACACCAAGAATGTCATTAAAATGATGTTAGAAGATGGGTTAGTGATGGCGATACCTGGAGGAAGAGAAGGATATATAAATTTTCTAAGACCTTTTCTTAGGATTATTAAAAAAGAAATAAATTATTTTAAAAATCAAAATTAAAACAAATGAAAAAAAATTACGAAAATCTTCCATATGAATTTTTATTATTAATTAATAATAAACCCATAGTTGGTAGAAAGTTTTCAATTAGAGGGTTTAACCCAGAGAGTTTACGATCCCTTGAACTTAAAGAGATTATAGATGATGTTTTATTTATTATAAAACAACAATTTGTGTCAAAGTCCGCCGATTATTTATATAAATATTATAACCCACATTTTGTTCAAACAGAAGAAGAGTTAAATGAGAGAGCACATAAAATAGATATTTATGAAAATGAAGATATTTTTACTTTCCAAATAAAAGTCAAAGGAGAAATTGTTGCCGAAAGTATTTTTAGTGGGAATGATTATCCACCCAAAGTAAGATATGATGTTGATATAAGAAAAATTATACCCCAAATCATTGCTACGATTCAAAACGGTATGACTTTAAAAAATTATACAAAAGAATACTGCGGTTACGCGCTTTAAGAGATATTTATTAATATACTAATTAGTAAAAATTATGACTAGAAAAAAGAGTACAAATTTAGGGTATTTAGGATACAGTTTTCAGATTAGACTAGTCAAACAATTAATAGAAGATATTAAATTTTCAGAAGAAATAATGGATATTATAAGTCCTAAATATTTTGATAATGAATATCTGAGATTATTAGTTGCTAGTTTAAAAGATTATTATGAAAAATATGAAACAATTCCCACATATGAAACACTATTTCAAATAATTAAAGTAGATATTAAGCGAGAAATTGCTAGAGAATCTGCTTTAGAAATGATTAAAGATGTTAAAAATTCAGACCATAAAGATTGTTTGCATACCCAAGAAGTAGGAATAAAATTTTGTAAACAACAAGAACTTAAAAAAGCAATTCAACAGATACAAAAAATTCAGGATGCTGGAGATTTTGATAGATATGATGAATGTGAAGAAATATTAAAGGGGGCATTAGTAGTAGGAACCGATAAGGATACGGGAATTGATGTATTTCATGGTATAAATGATGTGTTATCTGAAGACTTTAGAAGTCCAGTACCAACAGGGTTAGTTGGTATAGATAATTTAATGGATGGAGGATTATCTAAAGGAGAATTGGGGGTAATATTAGCTCCTTTTGGTGTGGGTAAAACCACTTTAATAACCAAAATGGCTAATCATGCTTATAATTTAGGGTATAATGTAGTACAAATATTTTTTGAAGATAATCCAAAAGTAATACAAAGAAAACATATTACATGTTGGACAGAAATTTCTTTAAATGAATTAACCCATAATAGAGAAAAAATAGAAAAGATTTTACCTAAATTTAAAAATAAAAAAGGTAACCTTATTTTAAAGAAAATGGCAAGTGATGGTACAACCATTCCAAAAATTAAACAATATCTTAGAAAATTAACTTCTAATGGAACTAAACCTGATATAGTTTTTATAGATTACATGGATTGTGTTACACCGAGCAAACAATTTAAAGATGAGTGGGCTGGTGAAGGTAATGTAATGAGACAGTTTGAGACTATGATATCAGAATTAAACATTGTAGGTTGGACCGCTATTCAAGGTAATAGAAGCTCTATTAAGGCTAATGTGGTTGAAGCAGATATGATTGGGGGATCCATTAAAAAGGGACAAATAGGTCATTTCATTTTATCGGTAGCTAAAAACTTAGAACAAAAAGAAGAGGGTAGAGCTACTCTAGCCATTCTTAAATCTCGGTTTGGTAAGGACGGGATTATTTTTGAAGATATTTTGTTTGACAATGGAACTCTCCAAATAGATACTACTCTATCTAGTGATGTCTCCTTTTTAGATTTTGAAAAGGGAGAAGAGAAGAAAAAAACAAATTTAGTAATAGAAGCAATTAAGAAGAAGAAGGGTATTCTGGGTGATACTTAAAAAGAGATACCCTTAATTATTGATATTAATTAATAATTAATTAATATAGAAGGGAGGGCACTAAACCCTTACATTATAATAAGAGAAAACAAAAATATATAATATGAAGTTATCAAGCAAAATTTTATCGGATATAACAGTTTATATGAAATATGCAAGATTCTTACCAGAGCAGAATAGACGTGAAACTTGGGAAGAACTTGTAACTCGAAATAAAAAAATGCATATTAAAAAATACCCATTTTTAGAGGAAGAAATAAATAAAAATTATAAATTTGTATATGATAAAAAAGTCTTGCCTTCTATGAGAAGTATGCAGTTTGGTGGTAAACCCATTGAGATATCCCCAAACCGAATTTATAATTGTGCATATATGCCAATTGATCATATTGATTCATTTAGTGAATGTATGTTTCTATTATTAGGGGGTACAGGTGTAGGGTATTCAGTCCAAAAACATCATGTGGAAAAATTACCTCCTGTTAATAAACCATATACTAAAAGAAAAAGAAGATTTTTAATTGGTGATTCTATTGAAGGATGGGCCGACGCCATCAAAGTATTGATGAAATCTTATTTAAATGGGAAGAGTTCTCGTATAGAATTTGATTACTCAGATATTAGAACTAAAGGTGCAAGATTAGTAACTTCGGGAGGTAAAGCTCCGGGACCTCAACCTTTAAAAGAATGTATTCTTAAAATAAGAGGAATATTAGATAACCATGAAGATGGGGATCAATTAACTACCTTAGAAGTACATGACATTATTTGTTATATTGCCGACGCAGTATTAGCTGGAGGTATTAGAAGGGCAGCATTAATTTCTTTATTTAGTGCAGATGACGATTCAATGATGGGATGTAAAAGTGGGAAATGGTATGAATTAAACGCTCAGCGTGGAAGAGCTAATAATTCTGCATGTCTTATGAGACATAAAATTACTAAAGAATTTTTTATGGACATATGGAAAAGAGTAGAATTAAGTGGCAGTGGTGAGCCTGGAATTTATTTAAATAATGATAAAGATTGGGGAACTAATCCTTGTTGTGAAATTGCTTTAAGACCATACCAATTTTGTAATTTGTGTGAAGTTAATGTTAGTAATATTGAATCTCAAGAAGACTTAAATTCGCGTGTAAAAGCAGCCTCTTTTATTGGAACATTACAAGCAGGATATACGGAATTTCATTATCTTAGAGAAATATGGCAAGAAACTACTGAAAAAGAAGCCCTAATAGGGGTGTCAATGACAGGAATTGGTAGTGGTAGAGTATTAGGGTATGATATGGTAAAAGCATCCGATATAGTTAAAAGAGAAAATGCGCGAGT